GACGCCCTGCCCGATCGCCATCAATGCCGCTTTGGATACGGTAGTAAACATCCGTCGAGGACTGATGAACGGTCGCCAAATCAGCAGCATGGAGCCTTTACTGTTTCCCTTCTTCTCCAGCCCTGTCGATGGTTCGATAAAATTAATCCGTCCATCAGTGATAATGCGAACTTCGTCAACACTCTCCAGAGCCTTGCTGAACCATCCGACAGACATATCCTCTGGCACAAGCATCACTACCGTCTGTCGCTGTTGTATGCACTGCTCAGCGGCTTTTTCCACCCACGGCCTGATATTGCTGTACGGTGGGTTATTCCAGATTGCACCGTGGCTTATCCACTCAGAATTGAGTGCGTCGTCGGCCTCAGTTAGCCAGTGAGCGCACAGAGCATTTTTGTCGCTCGCAGCTGAATCCAGCCAGAATCCAAACTCAATATCCAGCGCATCAAAAAGCCAAAGCGGCGTTTGCCAGCAGTCCTTGTCGTGTGCTGGTGTATTTGATTTGATAGTCATGCAGCCCTACCTTTTCGTTGTGACCATTCATACTCTCGCCGGGAGTCATCACTCCACCGCACGTTGCGCTCTGAGCCGAACCAAAACATGATTTCGATAAGCTCAGTCATGCTGGCCTTTCGCATTTTGCTGGTACGCACGCCAAGCATGACAACGCCACCATCGATACCAGGCACACTTCGTTGCTCCAGTTTTTTGGTCTTAAGCCACAGGGCAGTGAACAGGTCTTTCCAGTCCTCCGGCGCAAGTCTCTGTCCATGCCAAAGCACCTGACGTGATACGTCCTGCAATAACGCCCACATAAGGCGGTTTTGAGGATTGCTCCGCTTTGGTTCTTTAATGTGGACTTCGTGAGGTGACTTGTCGTCGATCGGAAGTGAGAGTATTGCGTCTATGGCGTTGTTTCTGATTGCTTCGTTGCGAAGCATGTATATTTGCTTCATTGTCACCTCAACTCACAAAACGCCACGCCATTTTTGCTACAGCGACAGGCGCAACACCGATAATCACCCACAGGAGAATGCTACCGAACAGCACACCCACCAGGTCTTTACCTTCGCCTACCAACCGGACAAAACTTCCGACAACCGCAATGAACGTCGACACCATCCACATAGCACCGAGAATCCTCAATGCAGAAAAAATCAACTCAACCACGATTTACTCTCCCCCAAATAAAAAGGCCTGCGATTACCAGCAGGCCTGTTATTAGCTCAGTGATGTAGATGGTCACCTTTTAACTCCATATACCGCCAATACCCGTTTCATCGCGGCACTCTGGCGACACTCCTTAAAAATCAGGTTCGTGCTCATCTTTCCTTCCCGTTCTTCCCTGGTAGCAAACCGGTAATACACCGTTCGCCAGACCTTACCTTCGATAACCAGAAGACCTGCCCGTGCCATTTTAGCCGCGGCCTGATTTATGCTGGTTACTGTTGCGCCTGTTAGCGCGGCAACGTCCGGCGCACAGAAGCTCTTGTGCGTCTCCAGATAATGAATAATTGCTTCTTTGCCCGTCATAGACTTGCTCCTTTCAGTCCGAACTTAGCTTTGATTTCTGCGATCTTCGCCAGAGCCTGTGCACGATTTAGAGGTCTGCCGCCCATGACAGGAAGTTGTTTTACTGGTTCAGGGATCGCCTCACCACGGTTAATTCTCGCAGTCATATGGACAAGCTCATCTGCGGCCTTACGGCGTAATTCCGCATCAGTAAGCGCATTGGCCCGCATGTTCTGATACAGGTTGGTAACCAGCCAGTAGTGCGCGTTTGATTTCCACGGATAAGACTCTGCATCCGGATACAGGCCTCGCTTCCGGCAATACTCGTAAACCATATCAACCAGCTCGCTGACGTTTGGCAGTCCGGCGATAACGGATGCTTCTTCCCGGCACCATGCAACAAACTGCCCGGGTGATGGCAGAAATGGTCGATTCTGCCGACGGGCTACGCGCATTCCTGCGTTAACCTGTTCCATTGTGGTGATCCCGTTTTCCCGGAAAGCCAGAACCCACTGGCGGCGGATTTCGTTCAGTTCGTTCTGGTCACGGTTAGCCAGACTCGCCGGGAAAGTTGCCAGTAACTGGCTGAACACACCGTTGATGATCTGCGCTACCTGCTGTACCTGTGGCTTTTCGTCGTACTGTTCCGGCATGTTGTTGGCGATCCGACGCATCTGCTCACGGTCAAAGTTAACCATCTGTGCGGCGATGTTTTTCATAGATCCACCCCGTAAATCCAGTCTGTGTTTGTCAGGTCGAGTTTTGGTTTGCTGGCTGTCACGACTGCCTGTTGCTTGTTACGGTTGATTTCGAGCTGGGTCCACTTGTCGCGGAGTTTGGCCGGGCTAAGCACGTTACCGGACCAGAAGTTGTCCTGGCATGCCCAGCGGAACAGTACACACATGTCGCGGTGGTTGCGTCCGTCACGTTCACGCATCAGGCGGATATCGTTAGCCCACCCAGCAAAATTCGGTTTTCTGGCTGATGGTGCGATGGTCTTCACCATGTCAAACATCCACTCTGCGGCGGTCAGGTCTTCTGCTGTTCCCCACTTGCTGCCGCTCTGAATTGCAGCATCTGGTTTCTCCACAGGAAGATCGTTTTCTGGTTGGTTAGAGGATTCGCCAGAATTCTCTGACGAATAATCTTTTCTTTTTTCTTTTGTAATAGTGTCTTTTGTGTTCCCCTGTTTTGAGGGATAGCAATCCCCCAATTTGAGGGATGTTTTATCCCTCGTTTTAGGGGATTTTCCCTCGTTTTGAGGGATACACCATTCTGAGATGTTTTTGTTTGGTCCAAACATGCCGCCTTGCTGCTTGATAATATTCATTCTGACGAGTTCTAACTTGGCTTCATTGCACCGTTTGACAGGTAACTTTGTAATCTCGCTAAGTTGAGAATCGGTGATTCTGTCCATTGGTTTATTCCACCCATAGGTTTTACGCAGAATGGCAAGCAGCACTTTAAACTGTCGCTTGGTCAGATCTGCGCCTGAATAAGCCTCAAGCAGCATATTTGATAGTCTGGCGTAACCATCATCGAGATCTGCCACATTACGCTCCTGTCCGGTAAAGTTACCTCTGCCGAAGTTGAGTATTTTTGCTGTATTTGTCATAATGACTCCTGTGGATTGATCCAGTAATGACCTCAGAATTCCATCTGGATTTGTTCAGAACGCTCGGTTGCCGCCGGGCGTTTTTTCTTTGTGATTTCATCAAGCGCATACTTAAAAGCCCTACTAATCGGACTGATGTCTGATGCCATTCCGAAAGCACACAAGACCGAAGCAATAAACCTCCAGTCTGTTCTGCTTATCTTCGATTCATGACAGCCAATCATCTTTGCCAGACCGCGCTGGGTAAGCGTTGACAGGTTGATGAGTAAATCTGTTTCTGCGCGATCAACGTCGCGCTGTGATAGTTTGCTGTAACTTGTTTGTGTCATTTCTTACTATTCCCATAGGTAAATAATCACTAACACTCATCTTTCGATGAGTGCTTAATTAGTTACCGCGTTGTCGGCGGTGCAGATTGATAAAGAGCGGTGTTACTTATGCAGCCAGAAGGTTCTTTTTGCTTATTTCAAGCATTTCGCTTGCTTGATATTTGCCACCAGAAATCTCTTCGATTTTTGATGCGTATTTAGTTTTCCCAAAAAACTCAGTCTTAGGGAGGAAGCCGTTTTTGAGCCACTTATAGACAGCCCTTTCGCTAACTCCACAAGCCTTCGCAACTTCAGGGATGCCGACACCTTTAATCGGCTCATCAAGATTTTGCATAGGAATACCCTTTTTCGTACTTTCAGTACGCATTATGATTGAACTGAAAGTTTTTGCAAGTGCTTTAGTATCGTACTCATGGTTCAGAATGAAAAAGTGCGCAAAGAATTCGCCCAGCGGCTAGCGCAAGCCTGTAAAGAAGCTGGTCTTGATGAACATGGTAGGGGAATGGCCATAGCCCGTGCCCTTTCTCTTTCGTCCAAAGGCGTTAGCAAATGGTTTAATGCTGAGTCTTTACCACGCCAGGAAAAAATGAATGCGCTTGCGAAATTTCTAAACGTTGATGTTGTTTGGCTTCAGCACGGCACTTCGTTAAATGGAGCGAATGATGAAGATACTTTTTCAATTGTTGGCAAATTAAAAAAAGGGTTAGTGCGCGTGGTTGGTGAGGCAATTCTTGGTGTTGATGGTGCCATCGAGATGACCGAAGAGCGCGATGGGTGGCTCAAGATTTATAGCGATGATCCAGATGCCTTTGGTCTTCGTGTAAAAGGAGACAGCATGTGGCCCAGAATTAAATCAGGAGAATATGTACTCATTGAGCCTAACACCAAAGTATTCCCAGGTGATGAAGTGTTTGTCAGAACCATTGAAGGGCACAACATGATCAAGGTTCTTGGCTATGACAGAGACGGAGAATACCAATTTACAAGCATCAATCAAGACCACAGGCCAATAACGTTGCCTTATCATCAAGTAGCAAAGGTGGAGTATGTGGCTGGTATTTTGAAGCAATCTCGCCACCTAGATGACATCGAGGCAAGGGAATGGATTAAAAGTTCGTGACTTCATCGTCACATAGCTGGTAACCAATGGCCTGAAGAGACGTTTGGGTGACAAGAAGCATAGGTATTAACAATAACTTTCATGGTGATACGAATCAGTGGCTAAAAAAGGCGACTTTAAGCCTACCCAGAAAGAGGTTGACCAAGCTATTACTCGCTTGAAAAAAGTAACTTTTAGCGGAGTTTCGTGGACCGGAAGTGAGGGACGAACCCCAATCTGGTTTAAATTGGATCTCAAAGCTTTTGATGAAATTGGCAACCCAATCACAGGCATAAGATTTATGCTTCACTGGCGTTCTCCTATCGTTGAAGGGGTGGATATAGTGAAGCTTTCATTTGTGATGTTTCTTCATGACAGGCGCATTTACGCGCTTGACCCGTACCCTGCGCATAACAAGTCACACCGTAATAAATCTATAGTGCACCATCCAGATTTTGTTGAGGTGGCTCGAGGTCCTCACTATCACATGTACTTCGAATCAGCTGGGGAAGAAATTGCACTCAAGCTTGAAACGAACATCAAGCCAGATGATTTTTTTGGCTACTGGAATTATTTTTGCGAGGCGCTTAATATCATATATGAAGGCAGCCCACCTTTACCGAATCAAGATAAATCAGGTCAGCTATCATGGGAAATGTAACGTGTTCAACAGTCATATCTAAGCTCGGGTTTGAATGCCACCCAATGAGCGACACGTTGCTGCGCGTTATTAGTCCCTTCACATACTACGATGATTGTGAGCAGATAAGCGTATTCGTTCAAGAGATGAGTGGTCAGTATAGGGTTACAGACTACTGCGATACATTGATGAATATTGAATCACGCGGCATCCACCTGACTAAAAAGAAAATTGATCTGATCAGGTCATCACTCGCTTCGCAAGGAATTTCATTAAATGACTCTGGAGAGATATCTGCGTGGGCAGATGAGTCGTCCGTTGGACAGGTAACTGCAAATGTTATTCGTGGTGGGATTCTTGCATCCGCCCAAACTGCTGATTGGTATGCTGAGGTCAAAGACGATAAGTTCGAAAAATGTGTAATCAGTTACTTAAAATCAGCAGGGCTTGGGAAGCGACTAGCCTTAAAGGAAAAAGTGAAAGGTATTAGTGGGCATAACATTACTGTTCCGTTAACGCTAAGGAATGAGTCTCGACTAATACCACCAAAACGCGGGTTTACGGTAAGCCTTGCCAGCAGTAAAGGATGGAATACTGCCCACTCAACAGTTGGGAAGATTGTTGACTTAAGTCAGGTCGTTCCTGACATAAACAATAGATTTGTAATAGTTGACAGCGATGGGTTAACACCTGAGCTACAGCAACTATCACTACTATTTAATGATACCGCACGAGTGTTGCCATTCCATACCAGAGACTCTTGGATTGACTCTCTGGTAGCCTAGAAAAACCCGGCCTCTGCGCCGGGTTTTCTTTACCTCACGTTCGCCTCCCCTATTTAACATCCGCATATGTGCTAACCCACGAACTAACACGCCAGCAATACAGTCCTTTCTCCCCTACAGACCAATCTTCAATCTTTGCAAAAATAAATTTCATTACATATCAAAAACTTATCTAATAAAATTAAAGAGTTGCAAAATCTCGTACTTGCAGTTCTTGATAATATCGAACTATTAGTTCATTATTATCGCCGTCAGCAGGATGCTGGCAGCCAAACGGAACAGATTGGCAGGCTCTTTAACTTCGATGGGGCGCTGACAAAGCGCAAACAGATACCAAACGAGATGGATTTGGCGGTGATGTGAATTGCAGCTGCAACGACAGCAACCAGAAGATCAGCATCTGGCACATCACCCCCAAAGCCATTTCACATGAGGAAAACATCATGACGGTAATCGTGTACGGGAAATCAACATTTGCAGGAAATGCCAAAACTCGCCGTCATGAGCGGCGCAGAAAGCTGGCTATCGAGCGTGATGCTATATGCAACATCATCGATTCGATCTTCGGCACAGACAGTGAGGAACCTGTTCAGGAAGCCCCGAGAAAACGTTTAAGCCTTTCTGAAAAAGCAATATCACTCGGAAGCCTTCGCTGCCAGAAGGCAGAAGAAGTCGAGCGTAAACAGAACCGTATTTACTACCGCAAGCCACGCAGTGAAATGGGTGTGACTTGCTCAGGCCGCCAGAAGCAACGCGGAAAATCAATTCCAGCTTATTACGATTGAGGTGAGCCATGCTCAAGAAAGTCAAACGCCGACTTTACAAAGAAGGTAGATATTCATGCCAGTTGCAAAAATGCGACACAACAAAATGGAGTGTCGATGATTGGTGTAACTGGATAGATAGATACGGAACTTGGTGGGATAAATAACAGGTAACTTAAGCGTATTTACTTTCGCAGCAAACAACTTATTTGAGGTGATATATGGAAGAAGAATTTGAAGAGTTCGAAGAGCATCCTCAGGATGTGATGGAACAATACCAGGACTATCCGTATGACTACGACTATTGATAAAAATCAATGGTGTGGACAATTCAAGCGATGCAATGGATGCAAGCTGCAATCGGAATGCATGGTTAAGCCTGAAGAAATGTTTCCTGTAATGGAAGATGGGAAATATGTCGATAAATGGGCAATACGAACGACGGCAATGATTGCCAGAGAACTTGGTAAACAGAACAACAAAGCTGCCTGATAGTGACCTTTATTTTTGGCATAAATAACAGAATAAACACTGCACTGTGTATTCATTCCAACGAGTGAATACACGGAGCAATGTCGCTCGTAACTAAACAGGAGCCGACTTGTTCTGATTATTGGAAATCTTCTTTGCCCTCCAGTGTGAGGGCGATTTTTTATCTGTGAGGATATGAATAGATGTCAAACATCAAAAAATACATCATTGATTACGACTGGAAAGCATCAATGGAAATTGAAATCGACCATGACGTAATGACAGAGGAAAAACTTCACCAGATTAATAATTTCTGGTCAGACTCTGAATACCGACTCAATAAACACGGCTCTGTATTAAATGCTGTATTAATCATGCTGGCGCAACATGCTCTGCTTATAGCAATTTCAAGCGACTTAAATGCATATGGTGTTGTGTGTGAGTTCGACTGGAATGATGGAAATGGTCAGGAAGGATGGCCTCCAATGGATGGTAGCGAAGGAATAAGAATTACCGATATCGATACATCAGGAATATTTGATTCAGATGATATGACTATCAAAGCCGCCTGAGCGCGGCGTTACCGCATACCAATTACGCTTCACTCGAGGCGTTTTTCGTTATGTATAAATAAGGAGCACACCATGCAATATGCCATTGCAGGGTGGCCTGTTGCTGGCTGCCCTTCCGAATCTTTACTTGAACGAATCACCCGTAAATTACGTGACGGATGGAAACGCCTTATCGACATACTTAATCAGCCAGGAGTCCCCAAAAATGGATCAAACACTTATGGCTATCCAGACTAAATTCACTATTGCCACTTTTATTGGCGATGAAAAGATGTTTCGTGAGGCCGTCGACGCTTATAAAAAATGGATATTAATACTGAAACTGAGATCAAGCAAAAGCATTCACTAACCTCCTTTCCTGTTTTCCTAATCAGCCCGGCATTTCGCGGGCGATATTTTCACAGCTATTTCAGGAGTTCGGCCATGAACGCTTATTACATTCAGGATCGTCTTGAGGCTCAGAGCTGGGCGCGTCACTACCAGCAGATCGCCCGTGAAGAGAAAGAGGCAGAACTGGCAGACGACATGGAAAAAGGTCTGCCCCAGCACCTGTTTGAATCACTCTGCATCGATCATTTACAACGCCACGGGGCCAGCAAAAAAGCCATTACCCGTGCGTTTGATGACGATGTTGAGTTTCAGGAGCGCATGGCAGAACACATCCGGTACATGGTTGAA